CCGCACAGGCGTCGCGCAACCCCAGGGCTGCAATGATAAAGCACAACAAGCATTCACTCGCACTCCGTGGACTCGCATCCGTCATGCGCACCGATGGGCCAATTGAGGCTTACCGGCGCAGCGTGTCGGAATTGCTGTCCATGGTCGTGAATCCAGAAGCGCGAGTGTTTGGCGACAAGTTGTTGCTAGCCCTGGGTCAAGTTCCACCTGATCAGGTCCTTGTCACACGCACGGGTCTACCCAAGCCGGAGTACAGTACCAGCATGCGAGCGCGCATTGAGCCATATCGTGGTTTGCGCGCCGATGCTGAGGAGACGATCGACTTGGGTGACTTCACCATCGCTTACGTAGCGTCAGTAGTGGCGTTCCTCCAACCTGAGGTTTTCTCAAGGTTGTCGAGGCGCCGGCTGACGAATGTCACAGTCTTCAACCCGAGAACAGACTCAGGCTGTGATTTCTACGCGGACTTAGCAATGGGGATAAACGTGCGTGCGATGCCATGGGGAAAGGTTGCATTCCAGGTGATGAGTATCACCACACACGCATCCCACGTGGAGTACACTGTTGACGTCAGCGGTTCGTACTTCTATGGGCTGTCCGCCGAGGACAGGCTTCAAAGGTTTAGCACATTCGATGTACATTGCTCTTACCTCTATGGAGGTCACATCGTTGTGCGACCGGGCCAACCTCAGGCTGTGTATGGTGAATACGTCGTACCCAATCTCCCCACGCCGGGTCATGTGTATGCCATGATCCGTCCGTTGGCCGGGGGAGGTAGGTTACGCGGGAAAGAAGGTAAACGCGCGAGAGGTAGAACCTCTTCCGCCGCACCTTCCACTGCTCCAACGGAGACTCGACACGCATCAGTCGAGCCGGAACCGGCGATGATCGGTCCGCGGCGAGTGCGTGGTGGACGAGGTGAGGGAGGCAGGGGTCGTGGTCGCACCAAGGTGGTGCCCAACCCCAAACCAACCCCCAAACCGAAGCCGAAATGTGAGAAACCGTGCGGTGTCCCATCACCACCTGGCGTGCCCCAACTCGCCATCTCCACCATCTCGCCTCTGAGGACCCCCCTCACGATGCCAGATTCCCTTCGTTTAGAGTGTCGTCTAGCCCAGATGATACCCCTCCCCGACTCGCCTAGAGTGCGTCAGGAAGTCATGCCCACGGAAGTGGCAGCCGCTCCAGTGAGCGACCCGCAAGTACCGGAACCGAAGGGTGCAACCGCGCACCCCGAAGTTGCCGAACCGAAGAGTTTGTCCCAGGACCAGCTCAAGGCAGCGCGAGTACTTTTGCAGGGTCGTCTCACTGGTAAGGCTGTCACAGCCGCGTGTATGCGCAATTTGACCGGGTTGAAGCAGACAGAAATGGCTGATCAGATCCGCGAAGTTGTAGCATTCACGACTCAGTTACGAGTAGATGTCCAAAACACCGTAGCTGAGAACAATGAGGCATGGCAACTTGGCTCAACTGAAGATGCGGGCCGCTTCATCGGTTGGCGTGATCTCCTATTGGCGAGGTTACGCACATGGTGGCGGCGCAATTCATTCGACGTGAAAATCGCCTCGATCGCGATAGCGTTTGTTCTGGTGCTGGTGTGGTTTGCTAGATATTGGTTGATTGCCAGTATCAGCATTGCCATGGCTGGTTACGGAGTTTACGCATTGACGAGGAAGTACAGAGTAGCGTTCGAAGGCATTCGGGTTGATAGGGACATAGAAGAATTGGGATATGGTATCCATGCCGTCGATCCGCAACACACGCGGACCCGGACTGTATGTCTAGAACGTGTTACCGATGAGCAACGCACCAACCTCGACCCGAAGCACACTGTCAGCAGGCGACCGCCGGCGGAGTGCGATAATCCGGATCAGTGGGGCGCGGAGCTCTTTGGTCCAGCTTTTGCTGGCGTTTTAGTGGCTCGGTGCTGTCTGAACAATGCAGAGAATGCCGTCTACCTGAGACATGGTGTTAAGCAACCTGGGTATACAAAGAAGCTTGTTGTACCTTGCGCACTCAAACGTGCGGTTGCACACCATTTCCCCTTTTATTTGGCAAGCGCGGATGAGACGTGGTTAACTGGTTCTTTTGGGTCCTGGGACGATGAGTTCGAGATTCATGAGACGAAGTGGTCGCGTAGCAAGGCGCTCCAGATCATCCGCTCAATGTGGCATGAGGAAGTCATGCCTGGTCGGGTGAAGGGTTTTGTCAAAAGGGAGATCTCTAAGATCGTCATGTTCGGAGAGTACACGCCACTCGAGCGAGCACGCCTCATTCAGGCGTACTACAACCTGTCTACGCAGGAGAAGTATGCCCGCGAATTCCAGGCCTTTCAAAAGGCACTTTGCGCAGCGATGCCAGTTGATTGCCCATTCGAGCTCTTTCCAGGGGTTCGAGTGTGCATCGCGTCGGGTGTAGTTCCCGACGCGATTGCGGAGTGGATGGACAACACCATTCAATTCGCCGACTGGTGGTATGAGCGTGATGGGAAGTCGTGGGATGCTTTCGTCAACAAGATGATGCACGACGCGAAGACTGAACTCATGCGCTCCCTAGGAGCTGTGGGTGAAGATCTCGCGGGTTTTGCAGATGAATGTTGGTGCGTGGATGGAGTTGTGGGTGGTCGCGGACTAGGTTCGGGCTGCCTCAAGTACCGCTTCAATGGAACAGTCAAATCGGGTCAGAATGACACGTCATCTGGTAATTCATTGATCAACGCACTCGTATCAGCGAGCGCGATGCATCTCATGGGTTTGGAGGCGTCGATCATTGTTGCTGGAGACGACATGCTTGCGGGAGTCAAGTTTAGAGAGGGTGAGGGGTATCCACATATTAGAGACTTGGCTGATAAGGTGGCGGAACATGAGAAGGCATATGGCATCAAGCCTGAGTACCGAGCGTTTGAATCCTACACCCACGTGACGTTCATCAGTGGGTGTTGGATTGAGGCGCGATTGGGAAAGACGATGTTTGTGCCGCTCCTGGGGCGCCTGCTTGCCAAGTTGTGGTGGAGTGTCAGTGTCATTCGGCCCAGCCGACGTTTGGAGTACGTCGATGGAGTCCGGATGGGTATGACCGCGGTGACGCGGGGTCTACCCCTTTACTCTGACTTCCTTAAGAGCAACGAATTTGCGATGGTCGAATTGTGTTGCCACCACTACACGTGGAACTCTCTCACGCGAGTCGATGTTGACGTAGCATTCGCTAAGGCTGGCCTAGCGTCGCGGTACAACATCACGGAAGGGCAGTTGGAGGAATTTGCAGAGTTCCTTCGCGGTTTGCCCGACGAACCTTGTCTAGTTCGCCACCCCGTTGGCGACATCATACTCTGCAGAGACCTGGCTGATCTCCCTAAACGGCCCGTTTGACCTAGTGTCAAACGTAATGGACGACTCTTCTAGACATCCTGAACTGGAAGCGGAAGTCCGCAAGCTTGAACTCACCCCCGGCGCTACCGCTTGGTTGAAGAAAGCTTTGTACCCACCTGGAGTTGGCACATCTGTGTCATTTCCCGATGGTGCGTACAACCCATGTGTCCGTGGTGACTATCGACCTTCCAAGGTCATAGTCCCACCGGACGGCCTCTTGGCTGATGAGACATGGGATTGCTGCATTGTAACACTTCCGGGTGATTGCAACGCAGCAGTCGTCATGAAGGGTCTCAGCGGTGTTGTCAACTTTGCGACCGGTTCGGCCGTGTATGCAGAGTGGTTGCGGAACATTGACAGCGGTGGGTCGAATACAGTTCTTGGAGCTGGTCGAACCGTCGCTGGCGATGCCTCGCCCATCACCGTCAACGCAACCTTCTCATCGACCCAGACGCAGGCGTTTCGGTCCACGTATAAGTCGCTGACTGTACATATGACGGCTTCGAGCCTCTATGACGGTGGATCTGTGACGGCAGCTCAATTCCCCATTGAGTGGCCGTTGTCGTCACAGTTCATTTACACGATGCGCAATGGATCGAACTACGCCGCGATCCCGTCCTGGGCGCCACTACCGCTTGATGAGCAGCACATGCGGCAGATGGCCCCCGGTTCACACGTGGGCGAGGCGCGCGCAGGGGTTTACATGCCCCTGCGCCTGCGTGGTCCGTCGCAACCGTTTGTGGGTTTGCAGTCTGTCGGGGGTCGGTGGTACACACCAGCCTCCACGTCTAATATCTACAATACGGTGACGACACCCGTCGCCTCAGCCCTGTACTTGCCTGTCGCAGCATACGCCTCCATTGCTGTGACACAGAGTGCGGGTTACACAACCGGCGTCTCGACCCTCGGGTCGGGCAGTGCAACTGGTTTGATCTCCGATCCTGCTGCGGTCGACGACACGAATTATGACAACTTCAACACAGGCGTTATCATTTTCCGTGGATTGTCCCCTCAGGCGACGCTCACTATCCAGGCCTATCAAGGCCTCGAGATGTGTGTGTTCCCAACATCGGCGCTCGCATCATTCGCACGCTCACCTGAGATCCGTGATGATCGGGCCCTTGCAGCGTACTCAGCGATCGTATCCCGAATGGGGTACGTGTACCCCGCGAAGTACAATGCACTCGGGCTCATCTTGCCACTTATCGCCACTGCGCTCCGCGCAGCATTGCCATACGTTGTCCCGGCGGTTAGATCGCTAGCGGGCATGGCAATCCCAGCACTTGCGAGTGCTGCCATGGCGAGAATTGGGGCCACGCCCGCTCAGCGTGCCCCATCTGTGAGTTCCAGGCCGCGCTCCACTGCACCTGCCAACAAACCCCGGGTCCGCCTCGGTTCGTTGCCGCCGGCGAAGCAGAGGAAGCGCAAGCGTTGAGCCACGAGTGACCCCCCCCCACTCGCGTTTCGCCTATAAAAGGCAACTCCACGTCAAAACGGTGTCCCCTGACCTGGAGTATAATTTGGGCTGCTGAG